AAGACCACCTAGACAGTTTGATATGTATACTAAACATCAGACAATTATTATTGAACCTGAATATAAATGGAAGGTATATAAATTAAATGTTAATGTTAATCCAATGGTTTATAGGATTAATAAATCTACAGGAGAATTGATTACTAAACCTAATAAAAGACTTAATAAGTATTTAAAAACTATAGATCTTAATAAATCTATAATAAAGACTGATAAGTTTGAAATTAAACAACAAGTATTTGATTATGACTATATACCAAAGATATTTAGTAGTAAAAAACAACCTACGGAAGTTACTATTTTACGTTTGGACGGAAGTCCAGCTTTCAAGAAAATTTACAAAGGAAAACGAATGATAACTGTAACAATTAAACAGCGTTCACGTACTACATATAGGACCATAATAACCAAACAATATCCTTCTGTAATAAGCGACAGAAGATATATAGTTAAAAAGAATATTGAAGCATTAAAAAAACATCAAGAAGAACAAAAGACTGAATAAATATGATATGGATATATGATATAGAAACATTTATAAATTTTTTCTGTGTCACATTTAAAAATCCAAAATCACAAGAAATTAAACAATTTATCATATTTGAAGATGTTAACCAAGGTGAGGAGTTATTGAAGTTTATTCAATCTAATTCCTCATCATGGTTTATAGGCTATAACTCCGAAAAGTTTGATAATCAATTACTTAACTATCTTTACAAAAATTCATTTGAAACTTGCATGTCTCCATCTAGTGAGATAACAAGAAATGTATGGAATTTATCAGGTATAATAATACGTGATAAAATAATAGATTATAAATATAATTTACCATTTAGACAAATAGATCTAATGAAAATAGGGAGATATAAGAAATCCCTTAAATTATTAGGTGTTAATCTTAAGTGGTCAAAATTACAAGATCTACCACTACCATATGAAGCATGGATTACTAAAGAACAAGTGCCTACAATATTAGATTATAATTTAAATGATGTATTAATAACAGAACAGTTATATTATCATCTAAAAAATGCAATCAAATTTAGGCATGAGTTATCAGAGATATATGAAATTGATTTATATAATGAATCAGATACAGGTATAGCCGATAGACTATTAGAGAAATTTTATTCAGAGTCAACTGGTATAAAAATACAAGACTTTAAAAACTTACGAACAGAAAGAAAATTCATTAAATTTGATTGGGTAGTATTTAAAGATATATACTTTGATACACCAGAATTTATTGGATTACTAGAACTTATTAAAAATCATACATATTATAAAGATCAGCCATTCTTTTCTAAGAAAATTACTTTTGATAATATAATATATAAGCTTGGTTTAGGTGGTCTACATACTGTAGATGAACCAGGTTTATTTGAAGAAACAAAAGATAATTATATTATAGATGCTGATATAGGTAGTATGTATCCAGCTACACTACTTAATAATGATCTATCCCCTGAACATTTAGGTACTAAATTCTTAAAGCAATTTAGGAAGATACGAGATGATAGGTTAATAGAAAAAGCATTAAAAAATAAAACTAAGTCAGAAGGTTTAAAACTTATAATGAATGTAGCAATAGGTAAAACAAGGAATAAGTATTCATTCTTATTTGATGCACTTGTAAATCTACAAGTAACTGTAAATGGTCAATTATATATATTAATGCTAATTGAAAAATTAGTATTAAATGGTTTTAAAATTATATCAGCTAATACAGATGGTATAACTACTATAGTACCTAAAGATAAAGTTGATTTATATTACAGTATATGTAAAGAATGGGAGAAACAACATCATTATGAACTTGAATATGTTAAATATAAAAAATATGTCCGCAGGGATGTTAATAATTATTTAGCTATTAAAGAAGATGATATAAAAGAAAAAGGCATATTTAATAAAACATGGCCAAAATTCTTTAATAATAGTACTGATCCATTAAGTAAGGGTTGGGATAAACCAATAGTATCAAAAGCTTTATACGACTTTTTTGTCAACAACATACCAATAATACAAACAATTAATAATTCAACTGATATACACGATTTCTGCATTGCCAAAAGGATAGACGATAAATTCACAAATGTATTCCATACTATGAAGAATGGAAAATACCAAAAAGAAGATTTACAGAGATCTGTTAGATATTATGTATCTAAAGATGGAGGTGTGTTATTAAAAACTTGTGAGGGAGAAGACAAAACAAGTAATTATGAAGTAAATAAAAGAGTGACTATATTTAATAATTATATTCATTATGATGACTTTTCTAAGTACAATATAGACTATAATTATTATATTAATCATACTCAAAAAATAATTGATCTTATTATCAATCCACAATTAACCTTATTCTAATATGGAAGGACCATTTGGAGAATTCTTTGATGTTGTTAATAACTATAAGTTCAACAACATGACTCTTATAGAGGATGAAAATTTCTTTAATATATTTGATGCTAAAGAATTTAAACCAAATAAGAATCCAAATAATAAAGAACTAAGATTAGCTTTAGATTTAATAGATGATATATATCCTTTATATAAGCATATAGAAATTGAATCTAAAACTGATTTTTTAAGAGATATATTTAAAATGGAAGTATCTAAAGAAAGATTACAGAGATTAAATTCTCATAAAGATATTCTATTTAAGTATATAATTACTGGTGCAAAACCAGGATCAAAAACAAACAAAGTAATAATAAGAAGGGTAATAAAATAATAACAAATTTTATAATTCTTTACCGAACAATATTTTACCTTTATCATGAAATATAAATAACATGATAATAGAAGTAGATATTAAATATTTGACAGAATGTAGAATATCAGTTCACCAATATGTAATACTTAAACTTGCTTATGAAAAAGAGTTAAAGCTTTTAGAGAGATATTTAATAGCTTCAGGGCAATTAAATAGATTAATGGAAGATTTAACTTATCTTCATGAATCTGAATTTTTAGAGAATCCGCCTAACTCAGATGCAATCATAAATACCATAAGAATTTCCAATAAATTCGCCAGACTTTTTCAATCCGATGTTGATTCATTTGAAGAATTCTATAATGCCTTTCCAGTCCGTGTACTGAGGCCTGATGGAAATTACGATTATTTAAGAGTAGATCACAAGCGAAGCAAGTTACTATACAACAATGTTGTAGGAGGTGATGTCTCACGACATCAATTAATTATGAAAGGTTTAAAATTAGAAGTAGATGATCGCTCTCGTAGAGGTCAGCTTGCTTTTATGAAACGTATGCCTATGTGGCTATCATCCGAAGCGTGGAAAGTCTATGCAGAAACTGATTCAGGTAATCAGGGATCTACTCGGGATGAATTGAAAATAGGTTATGGTCAAAACTTTGAGTAAAATGCTACAATATCAACATATTAAAGAGCCCACTAGAGATATACTAGAGTATATTGATGGCAGACGTCATGGAGCCTTCAAGTCACTTAAGACTCGCTGGAGTAAGTTTAATAAACAATGTATGGGGGGTATAGAACCAAATACTATTTATACCTTTGCAGGTATATCTGGTTCAGGAAAATCATCATTTGTAAATAGTTTGGAAACAGACTTATTTGATTGTAATCCTGGAGAAAGTTTTATTGTTCTATCATTTAATTTCGAAATGTTAAGTTCTCGTCAAGTGGGGCGCAAATTGTCATACAAAATGAGTAAAACAACTTCAGAGTTGTATAGTGGAAACACAGACGATGAAGCTACAAGGTTAAGTGATGAAGAGTATAATAGTATCAAAAAACATGCAGATAAGATTAGCCAGTATCCTATTTATTATATAGATAGTCCTGGTACAGTTAAAGAAATATCCGAATCGATTTCATATTTTCAAGAAACAATTGCCTTAAACAAATGGTTATTAGTAATACTCGATCATACTTTACTTACTAGGGGTTCCTCTGGTGATAAAGAACGAGAGATATTATATGAGTTACAAAAGGTGTTTATGCAAGCTAAGAAAGTAGGACGAACAACTATCTTACAGATTAGTCAAATGAACAGAGATATTGAGAATAGTGATAGAATATCAAATAAGAATATGCATTATCCTATGCGTAAAGATATATTTGGTGGAGATAGTGTATTTCAAGCATCTGATTATGTAGTGGTATTACATAGACCTGAGCTGTTAGGAATCAGTGAATACGGACCAAGCGAAAAAACCTGTGAAAATAGGGTATTCATGCATTTCCTAAAAGTAAGGGAAGGAGAACCGAAAATACTAACATTCTTAAACAACCTTAAGTATAATTCGATAGAAGAACTACCTAAGGAATTAATTTAGAAGGCAAAAAAAATCACATATGAAAAATTATTTAAGTTTATCAAACATAGCAACTGCAGTAAAACAAATTATTCCCGCTTCTTCAAACTCAAGAAGAAGACGTGAAAGAGAAATGGCAAAACGTAATGCTTTTGTTGTTTCTAATAGCGATGTACTTGGTCTTTATACAAAAAGACTTATGAAAGAAATGAATAAATATCCTAATTTAAAAGAGATTTCTAAGGCTCTTAGAGATCATAGTCTTAAACATATTGAAGTAGGAAATTTGATCGTTTTTGGAGAATCTAAACGTGGTGTCAATTATGATTTCAGAGTTGTAAAGAATGCAAAGATTCTTGATCATCTCGATGGACGTGAGTTTGAAACTTACGATATTATTGATGATTTTAATAAGATCATTAAGAAGTTGAGAACATACGTTTTAGATAATTCTAAAGAAACAGAAGAGGAATATATCTGTGTTGCTAAGACTAAAAAAGCACCAAAAGTTAGAACATTTGATGTTGTATTAACACCAGATCGTTTTAAGAAATCCAGTAATTATACCGTTAATTTAGCTATCATCAGTCCCACTATAAAGGAACAGAAGGTAACTATATTTGACAACTGGGTAAAAGTAGGCTATAACCAGTATGATATTTATACTAACTTCAAAGGTGAAGAATTTATTTATGTCGACAGACACAAATTCTTTATTGAAAAAGATAGATTCGGTCGTAAATATCTTATTGACTAATTATAAATAACACTAAGGTTGTGGTGTATTTATAAAATAGTATACCACAACCTTTTTATTAAACATTAGATAAATGATAACAGCATATCAATTTGCATTAGTTGGTATGTCTGGAAGAGGGAAGACTATGGCCTTCAGAAATATGGATCCTGATACTACAGGGTACGTAAATATGGAGAACAAACCATTACCCTTTCTCAATACGTTTAAAAACTATAGTACTCCGAACAATTGGCAAGAATGTTATCAAAAAATTATCGAATATGCAAAAGATAGTTCTATAAAAGTCATTATCGTTGATTCATTTTCAGCGTATATTGACAGTGTATTGAAAACAGCCAGAGATACAAAACGTGGTTTCGATATTTGGAATTATTATAATGAAGAAATAGGCAAATTTCTCTACCTTATAAAAAATGTGCGTAAGCATATAATAGTTACAGCTCATTATGAATGGGTTGAAACAGATGAAGGTGCAGTAGAGAAACGAATTATGGTCAAGGGAAAAGAATGGAAAGGTTTTATTGAAAAAGACTTTACTATTGTCCATTATGCTGATATGAAAGTCGAAGATAAAAAACGTAGTTATTACATTACGTTAAACTCCGATGGGAAATCATCAGCTAAAACACCACCCATGTTTCTTGATTCAGAAGATCAGGATAAAATGGAAAATGACTATAATGCATTCATTATAAAAGTAAACAAAATATTAAATAATTAAAAATAGGAGTATAATAATATGTCAACATATAAAGTAAACAAAACAATTAATTCAGAGGGAAGAACCTTAAATTTTATAGAACCAGGTATTCATGAAAACGTAGAACTGGTCTCTATTGAGTATAAAATTAGTCCTAATAATAATCCTTTCATAGTATTCACATTTGAAAAAGATGGGAAGAAGTTAACTCATACTGAATATGAGCCTAAAGATAAGGATGGTAATGTCTTAGAAGATAAGAAACTTAATCAGACAATACGATTCAAACATATTGCAACTAAATATGTTACAGAAGAAGTATTTGATATTGAGAAGAATACATTTGAAGAATATTGCAAAGAAATAATAAGAATTCTCACAGGTAAATTTGAAAAGAAGAAAATGAGAATAAAAGTCATTTATTCTCCTAAGAATTTTACCTCATTACCAAAATATGTACCGTTCATAGAAAGTATGGACATACCAAAGGAAAAGAGTAGGCTGGAAATCTCATCTATAGATAAGATGGTTAAAGATGCACCAGATAAAAAAGAAGAAAGACCAAATCCTTATAAGGATTTAGTAATAGATAATGTATTAGTACCAGAAGGTGATAGTACCACTATTACGGTCACCAACACTGAAGATGACTTACCATTCTAATATTATACAATGTATAGTACTAGAGAAATAGAAGATAACATTACTTTTGACAAGATATTTAATCTTGTTGATGACTATTTTATTTATTGTTATTATCTAGGTAAGGAAATTAAAATTAACAAACCTATATGTTCTCCTATACGAGAAGATAAACATCCATCCTGGTCTCTGTATAGAGATAAAAAAGGTGTCTTAAAATATAAGGATTTTGCAACTGGAGATTCCGGTAATGTAGTTACAATGCTACAAAAAATGGAAAACCTTAATTATAATGAGGCCTTACGAAAAATATGGAAAGACATAGTCATTAAAAAATCTGTTCCTTCAAAAAAGAAAACAGATTTAGTATTACCAGATGATCGTATAGGAAATAATATAGAAATAAAACGGAAAAACTTTACTGATAAAGATTCCCAATTCTGGAACCAATATCATATAACAAAAGATACACTTAAGTTATACAAAGTATTTCCAATATCAACTTTTTGGGTAAATGAAATTCAAGGTAATTTCTTTTATACAGAAAAAGAACCAATGTTCGCATACAATATCTATGATAAATATAAGATATATAGACCATATTCAAAACGAACTGATAAGTGGAGAAACAATTGTACATCCTATGATATACAAGGAATAGAACAATTATCAGATATAGGTGATTTACTAATAATAACAAAATCACTTAAAGATGTTATGGTCTTACATGAACTTGGTTATAATGCAATTGCACCACAAAGTGAAACTTCAAGTATACCAAAAGTAATTATGGATCACTTAAAATTACGATTTAAAAAAATAGTAATTCTATTTGATTATGATGAAGGTGGTATAAAGGGTGCAAAAAAACTATCAGAAAAATATTCAATCAAGGATATATTTATACCTAAACATTATTTAGACTTATATTCAATAAAGGACGTAAGTGATTTTATCAAAGAGTTTGATAAAGAATCAACTTTGATAATGATAAAAGAGTTGTTAAATGAGAACACAAGTTCCTAATAGGAAAGTTCGAAATGCAACCATTCTTGAATATGAAGGTATAATCTTTAAAAGTAAATTAGAATTATACTGTTACAAACAATTACAACAACTTGCATTAGTATTACCAATAACTTTTAGTTATGATTCTGTAAGATTTAATTTATTAGATTCATTTATATTTACGAATGACTGCTATGAATTAGTAAAACGAAAGAATTACAAACAATTCGAACAGATAAGGTCAAATGTTAAGGGTATCACGTATACTCCAGATTTTGTAGGTACATATCTAGATACCGGCAGAATGTTTATTATCGAAACAAAAGGCAATCCAAATGACGCATTTCCACTTAGGTGGAAGTTATTTAAAAAATCCTTAGTAGATAAAGACATACAAGCCGATATTTATATGCCTAGGAATCTAAAACATATAGACCAAGTAATAAACATAATTAAAACCAAATACAATGCTTAAACATATATATTTCGAAACAATAGATGATGAGTTAAATTTCTTTAATGTAGAATCGTTTGATTATAACGAATCTATGAATTGTTTTGTATTACTTAGCCAAAACAATGATCTTCATTATATTCCAAGAGAAACTATTAAAAGAATTATCTTGTAATGCAAGAAAAAGATTATTATAATATTAAAAAAGTAAGTAGTACCTCTTTATCATGGTTTGAACAGTCTCCTTTATATTTTAAAATGAGATTAGATAAAGAAATTGATGAAGAAAATGCTTTTATATACAAAAAAGGCAAATATGTTCATAGTTTTATACTCGAACCAGAGAATTTTGATAAAGAATATGTGTTTTTAGACTTTGAAGCACCAAAAAGTCCTCAACAAAAGGACTTCTGTAGCAAAGTAGCACGCTTTAAATCAGGTTCTAAGGATGAAATACTCCTTAGGGCCTATAAAGAGTGTTATACTACTAAAGAAAGTGATGAAAAAGTACTAGAAAAAGCAAAAGCTTTAGCAGATGAGTATAAAAAATATATAAAATCCATAAAAGTTTCAACAATAAAAGTAGTTTTACCTACAAGTGTAAAGACTAAACTATATGAAATACGTAGTAAATTGTTTGAGCATAAAGTAGCAAATAAACTATTCACAGTTCATTACAATCCAAACATACATGTTTATAATGAATATCCTATTGAATGGACTCATAATGGAGTAGAATGTAAATCTATGTTAGATAGAGTTATTATTAATGAAGAAAATCATACAATAACTATAGTAGATTTAAAAACTTCTGCTGATTATGACCAATTTGAAAAGAAATTCTTTGATTATAAATATTATAGACAATTAGCTTTTTATTATGGGGCTGTACAGAATACATTTAATATGCCCTATCAAGGTTATACTATTAACTGTTATGTAATAGCAATTAATACTAAAGAACCAACAGAAATTAAAGTTTATAATATATCATCAGAAACTTTAAATAAAGGATTTAATGAAATAGAAACATTAACAGAACAGTTAAAATGGCATTTTGATAACAATCAATGGGAATATACTAAAGATTATTATGAAGGTGCTGGAATAATAAATATATAATATGGACATAATTAATTACATAGGAAGAGATACCACTTCAAAGTTTATCCTACCAATGGTAATGAAAAAAGATGCCACATATGAAGACATTTCAAAAACTTTTTACAAAACTTGTATATCTATTTTCGATAAACCAGAATTTGATGATCATATAATACTCGTATCTACATATTCTGCAGAACCTAAAAACTGCAGATTAGATCTATCTTTAAGAAAGATATACGATGAAGTCAATAATAAATATCTATTTATATTTGAAATACCTCGTGAGTATCAAGATGATTTATATTCAGTAATTAGCGGGGACTATAGCCAATTATCTGAACAATACAAACAAAAGTTATTACACTTTTGGAAAGAATCAACAAATAGTCCTTTGTATGGTGTATTATATGATGTTTTAGAGTTAGCAATGAGTCATAATGCTCAAATGCGAAATATGTACGAATTGCAATCAGTTCGAGGATATCACAATAAACCAACAATGAGAGAATTAATTTATGGTATAGGGGTGGAGCTTTAAGCTTCACCCTTTTTACTATAATTCACAATATAGCCTTTTAGTAATAGAATGATGTTACAATTTTAGCGAATTAAAGGTTAGACAAGTTCCTTTCGGAACCACGTTAGATGACTTGGTTAATAATGCCATCATCAATCAATTAAAGTTAACAAATTATTAACAACAACAAAAACAATTGTAAATGAAAGAATTAGATCTCCTCGTACAAAAGGACGCTGATCTTAAAAGAGCAACAGATCACGTCACTACATTGATGGAAAAGATAGCAAATTTAAACATTGCTTTAGGTTCCAAAGATGAATTAATAAGATCAAAAGAAGCGGAGATCAAAAGAATTGAAGATGAATCAAAGAAGTCTGAAAAAGTAATAGTAAAAACGTATGCCATTGCAGATTCAAATGGTCGTACAAAATGCCCTCATTGTGGTAAATCTGACTATACTGATTACAAAAATAATTGTGGTCATTGTGGAAAAGATAAAGTTACTACAACCTATTCTAACTTTAAAGCAGAGGAATCTGCTATGAGAAGTGAGATAGAGGCTAAATTAAAGAAGTCTTTATCCGAAGCTGAAAATACACAATTAGATCTTGAAATACAAGCAGATGAACTGAAGAAGAAAATCGAACGTGTTAATAAGTCTATTAGTGTTGACAATACAGAATGGGAAGAAAAAACTCGTAAGAAATATCTTAAAGTTGTGGAAGCATATGATGATGAGATTAAAGAATTGAAAGATGAGATAGTAAAGGTTAAGAAGAATAAGCTTGATGATGAACTTGAAACTCAGCGTGAAGATGATCTTATGACTCTTAAAACTACTATTGAACGACTTACTAAGGAAATAGAAGAACCTGTTAGAACAGGCAATTGGTTCTATAGACTTATAAGTACATTTGTTGATACATCAGCAAAGAAACAGGCTATTAAGGAACTTCAGGAAGCTAAGGAATTAGCCAATAAGGTTGAGTATAGAAATATACATAAGGAAGACTATCGTAGTGAAACCATAGCAGAAACTCGTAGGAGAAAAGCTAAGGAAGAACATGAAAGAGTATTAAGGAATAAACCTAATACTAACTATACCTACACATATGGTACAGTTTCTTCTGATATGTATTCTCCTTATGCCTACATGAATTAAATCTATTTTTGATACTAACCCTTAGCCAAAGGAGATAGTGTCTTAAATCGCTTCTAAATGGCCTTAGCGACGATATTTAAAATTTTGTAACATTTTTATATCCTATTTCGTATTACTAAAAAATAGTTATATGAAAGATTATACAAAGGGATATATCTCTAGAAGACAATATTTTATCTATATAATTATTCATCCTAAATTTGATGGATGGATAAAATTAGGTAGAACTACAGATTTGAAAAATAGATTAACTAGTTATCAAACTGGATGTCCTTTTAGAGAATATGAACTTATCTATAATAAGTATGTAGGAAAAGTTCAAGATGTTGCAGAAATAGAAAATTACTTTAAAACTAATATACATAATAATGGTTTTGAATGGTATGAATGTACTATAGCAGAAGCAATCGAAACTATTGAAAAACTTACTAGTGTAGAGAAATAATTCTATATTTAAATATTGTTTATTAATGAGATCGGGGGTTTTATACCCCCTTTTTCATTTATATAATTAACTGAATATTAACAATATAAAATCACATATCATATGTTTGTAAAACAAGAATCTGGAGAAGGTAATTATGAAATTATCCCTCAATCGACAAAGGACGTAACAAGTAAATTGGAAAGTGCTATGTATACTTTAAAAACCGTTGCAAATTGGAATGGTATAAAGATATATGTAGAAAAAAACGATAGATATAAAAAAGGTGTTTCTATAAATACTGGTGTATTTACTGAAGCAAGAGAACATGTAGAATTCTTCTTAAATGAAGGTGCTGATGAAGCTAGAAAAGAATTAGGGTTAATGAGTAAATTAGCTTTAATATTCAATGGTGGACCTGGTACTGGTAAGACATATTTAGCAGGACAATTAATGGAAGAACTTGTTCAGAAAAAGAATGCGGTATGTATTATGTCTAAAGGAGAACCTCGTGTATCAATGCATGAACTTATTGATACTATAAGACTTGAAGATCCTGATCGTTGGATAGGTATACTTATTGATGAGTATGAAAAATCTAATGATAATGAATTAGATATGCTTAGTTTCTTAGATGGAACAAATAGTAGACATAATGTATTTATCATTGCTACTGTAAACTCAACTAAAAAATTACCTGAAACCATTATTAATCGTATTGGTCGTATTGAAAGAGTTTATAATTTTGATACAGAAGATGCTGAAGTTATTAAGGCTATGATCGTATCTGTTATACCTGAAAAATATAAAGAAACTATTAATGCAGATGAAATTGCATTAGAATTTATAGAATATGGTATTAAACCATCTATCGATTTTATTACCGTATTATTACGTAATAAGATATATGAACTTAATACTGGTAAAACAGCACCAGAATTATTAGATGGTATACGTAAATCTAAAGACAAAAAGAAAGCAGCAAAAAAGGTAATTGGATTTGCCACACCTAATGATAATCGTGGTAAAAAGTCAAAGGTAGAAGTAGAAAGAGAAGAAGAAATAGAAGAAATGCGTGAAGAAAGCAAATCTGCTATGGACAATATGATGAAAGCTATGGTACTCAGTCAAATAATGAGTAACTAGTAATAAAGAAAAAGGGGCTAACTGCCCCTTTACTTTTTACTTTCTATTAAACCAGCTAATTTGCTGTTCAATATCTCGTGCTCGATAAAATTGCTTATACATTGGTATAAAGTTAATTATATCCTTCTTTAATTTTAACTGACCTTTCATTGGACCACGTTCATATATTTCTGTTGGATGTAACAATTGAGTACTTAAATCACCTATATTTTGCATAACAGACATAGATGCCATAGGTGATCTTAATATCTGCATAGCGTTGCCTGGACTAGAGAAGAATAACATTTCTGTTTTTAGTCTATAACCTTGATATGCTAAGAATGACCATAGCCATTCATCTTCTGGATCATCACCTTTCATTTTAAATGCAAAACCTGCAACTATAATTGCTGCTAATAAGAATGCAGCTTCAGATATAGTTCTACGTATATTTGCTTTCTCATGATCTGATAAACCAGCCCAATTCTCACCCATTACTGCAAATTGTAATGTACCTATTTCTTTATAGTAGTTTCTAAAGAATTTAAGGAATGTAATATAATTACCTTCTGTATATTGACCAAGTCTTTCTATATATTGAGGTCTACCCCAACGTCTACGCCAACCTGGCACAACAAATTTACGAAACATGTAGGCCATACGACCTAATGCAATCCTTTGTAAAGCAACTCTACCTAAATCAGAATATTCACCATGCATACGTGATAATACACCACGTATTTTTATTTTATACTCTAATTGTTCTTTTTCTGTCCAATTATTCTTCTTTAAAAACAATTGATAATCTTCATTAGATAATTCTGCTTTTTGTTTAAGTTGTAATTTATTACCTACTTTAACATATTGATCAAGTACACTACCTATATTTTTACCATTAAGATCTATCATTTCCTTTTTAAGTAGCATAGCTAGTAAAAATCTATTCTGTAACCAATGCTCACCCATTTGTTGCATTGCAAAAGTAGATGTCTTTGCATAAAACTTACCCATCTTTGAATTTCTAGAGAATACAGTATCTGTAACATCTTCATCTAAAACATTGAATTCCTCGTAGATAAGGCTTCCAAGCGATTGTGGGGCATTTCTGCCTACATCGGCTATTACCCCTGGTAAAAACTTATCGTACCTTAAAAGGGCCTTAGAATACGTTTTAGGGTCAACATACTCATTTGCTATTGCTTCTATAGATTGCATTACTTCACCCATTGTTACGTTAGCAAATCCTTGAACAAGGTTCATAGATAATAGATTTAAAGATGTATATCTATTTAATGCATCTACAAATTTCATTGGATCAAAAGCAAGATTATCATTGATTTTAATAGGATTCTTAAGATCCTTAGATGTTTTACCATATAATGCCATTTCAAACCAATCATTAAACATATCTGCTATAATAGTATTATCTTTTATAGTTGGTGCCTTTTTATCTGGATCACCACCTGTAGTTTTACTCAATATCTTGCCAAAAGTATTTATATTATATGCTTTACGTTGGTTAACAAAGAAACGTGTCATTTCCAATTCTGGTAATATTTCTCGTTTATTTCTGAAATCATTAGCAGATTCCCAAAATTTAAAGTATATACCTGCTATGTCATATGATTGATCTATTGCATCTATTTTAGATGTAAAATTTATGGGTATAAAATATTTAACTCTACCATCCTGTGATTGCCATTCTGAATTACCTCTTTCTATATCTTCTGGTTTAACAAATAAATCAGTTTTAAATGTGGATTTGGCAATAGACAATGGACTTTGACCACCTTTAAGTCTTTCACTATTAAGTTTAGCTACACCTGGAAGTCTATCATATATACGATAACCATATGGTATCATTTGATTAGCTTCTCTAGATACATCTTCTATTGCTGTATAAAATTTAGCATAAGGACTATTAGATTTCCTAACTTCTTGAATCTGTCTATACATAGATAATTTCTTATCTATACCTAATATATCCATAAAATTTAACCACTCCTTATTTATATATTTTATATCATAGTCATAGAATAATGGTTTATTTTTATTAAACCAATACTGAAGCATGTTTTTAGTTTTATCTGTTACACCTTCTATTCTATTAACATCTGATATATAGAATTTTTCTGTGATATCAAGTAATTGTATTATAGAATTATATTCTTCTACAGATATCTGATTAGATGTTAATAATTCACCAACTTGAGTATATAAAGCTTCCCTAAATTCTTCATCATTAAATGTACTAAATTGTGATTTAAATTGTGATACAGCAGTATTTATAGCTTCTTTTGCAAAATCCTCTTTACTATATTTTTTTCTTTCTTCCTGAACATCTATAAAAAATTGACTTTTATAAGGTCTTAATATATATTGAGTAGGTTCTCCTTTTTCATTATGTTCTAATAAAAATGAATAAAATGATTCTTCTGAAGTATTTAAACTCTTTTTATGAACCAATTGTAGACTTTCTAATATATCAGCCATATCTTCTCTTTTATCTATAGCTTCAAGTCTACCTTTCTCTTCTGTTGCTATAAATGCATGAACTAAAGCTGCAGATACTGGATCTGATGTATCTAACATATTGTCAATCCATCTAGTTATTTCACCAATATCCCTACCTGCTATTTCAAGTTCTTTATATAGTAAATTAAAGGTATCATTTTCTACTTTCTTAGAATCTACTAGATTATTAACATAATCATTAATAGAACCATATTCTAATTCAAATTGATCTAATGTTTTCTTACCTTTTTTAACTTCTCTATATTTTAGTTTACGATATTCTGCTTTATATACATCTTCAAATTGAACTTTAATACCATTGTAATAAGGAGTCAACCATTTAGCAATTAAAACTCTCCCTTCTGTTTTATATAATGTTTCTAAATGTTCTATTTGATCTAACGTATCATTCAATGCTCTTAAGTGTGTCTTTTTAGGTACTAATTCTGGATTAGCATATAATTCTTGTTTAATAGCACTTAGATTTTTAAAACCTTGTACAGCATCTTTCCATCTATATAATAAACCTGGAGTAAATGGTATACCTTCTTTTAAATATTTATTTACTTCATCTACTATATCAAATACTTCATTATGAGCATATATAATTATTTCATATAAAGCATTAGTAACTGATTCTTCTTCCTGTAATAGATCGACTAAGTTTTCAAGTTCTTCTCGTTTTTGAGGATCATATCTTTTTCTAGCAAATTCAACTCGTTTAGCTAAATCTGTTTTTAAATCTTGTAATAATTTACCACCTTTAGATTCTGGTGTAACTAATTTTTGAAATAATTCTTCTTGTACATCATTACGTTCTCTTTCTAAACCTTCCATACTTTTACTATGTAATGTAGAGGAATCTCCATAATATACACTCTGAGTAGAATGATGATATTTTACATCACCTTTTTTATCATAGTAATATTCTTCTTTTTCTACTTCATTTTCTGTATACAATTGTATAGAATTAATAGTTTTACCATCATTATGACTATGTGCTTCTAATTTAACAACTGCTATACCATTTACATCTAAACCTAATACCTTTTCTACCATATGGGCATAAATGGATAATTGTAAATGAGCTTTATCTTTATCATTGAAACCTTTAGCACTTGCTTTATTCCAATATAAAAAACCACTATATTTTAATTTACTTTCACCATCTTCATCTTTAACATATTTCCTAAGTTTAGTTTTAAAATCATATAATAATACTTTACCATCCTCTGATATTAATACTAAGTCAATTTTACCAACTAAACCTTGTTCTATATCTGGTATTAATACTTCAGTTAATGCTGTATAATTACCTTTAAGTTCTTTAAATATAGCTTTAAGTTCATCTTTAGCATCTTTAGTAAGTGTAACACCTTCTACAGTACCTAAACTATCTATTATACCATTTTGTATTGCTTCTATATTACCATGTACACTTTTACCTACTTGAGAATATATACTATCACTTTTACCAAAATACCCATACCCAAATTTACCCATCTGCCTACTAACACCATTAAGATGTTCTTTGGAACCATCTTTCATATAATAATAGTGACCTTTACCTTGCTTACGTAATTCTTCTACTACTTTTGGATCAGTTTCTTCATGTATATCTTTACTAATATTTTTAAATTTTTGTACTATATCTTTAGGAGTAGGTTCTTTTTCTTCTTCAAGATTTCTTGAAAGTTTTTTTATAGCTTTACGATAAGGTAGACCATAGCCATATTCACCAGAATAACCATGATAAAATTCTCCAGAACCCATTATATCTCCTAAACCAAGTTTTATATTAGGATCCAACATTATATCTGATAGTTGTTCAAATGTAATATTTGGAGTTATCTTTTCAATATTAGTTATGCCAAGAGTATCTGCTATAAATTTCTTAATATATTCCCATATATCTGTTAAAGCTTTATATAATCCTGTATTTTCATCTATAGTTTTATTAGCATATAATGTTAATATATGAGTCATTAGTTCAGACATAATTGCTGTAGGAGTATAACCTGGATATGCCTTTACCATTTCAGTTATATAATATTCTTGTTCTTTGTTAGATAATTTTGCAAATTCATTTTGTAAATTATCATATAATTTAGGATTGTCTCTTTTAATATGCTCAATAAATATATGACCAAATTCATGGATTATATCTTCAAAATCCATACCATCTCTTTTAACTACTATTACTGGATTTGGAACACCTTTTAATCTTATAGTAGCAGTAGCCCATTCTGGTATTTCACCAGGTCTAGCAAAATCCCACGCATAACCAAATCTAGCAGATAGTCTATTTAATAAATCATAATACTTCTTTTGATTATCTCCAATATTTACTTCTCTATTAGTTACATTATATGGTAAATTAGGTTCTTCTTTAAAATCTTCATACCACTTACCATTAGGATTATTCTCTAAATAGTATTGAGATTTAAGACGCAATGATTCAAATCTATTATTATCAGTAGCCTCTAATAATTGATCAAATAAGGTAGATTTATAACCACTAGGATTAAAGTCTAATGCATATCCACCATTCCTATTCCATACAAGATGAGCCATTTCAGGTGAACCTAATACATTCACTAATTCCCTATACTGTTCGTCACCACGACGAGGACAAAATATTGCTGCCATTATTTACAATCTTTATTGTTGTTTTTATCTGCCTCTTTAGCATCTTCTTTTGAAGTACTAGCTATATTAAGTGTAGGCTTGCCCCATTCCCCTGACCTGAAATCATTCCTAGTATTAAATATAGTTGGGTGGTCCCCTTTAGCTAATTGATCTGCCATCTTATTACCCTTAGTAGATTTACTAGGTACATATTTAAGACGTACAGAACCACCATTACCTTCAATCTCATTGATACGATTTTGTATAGCTTCAATTAAGAATACCATATCTGGTTTATTACGATTAGGTGTAAACTGTATATAATCTAATGTAGTTGTATTAACTTCATTAGGATTAACTGCATTCTTAATAAAATATAATAATGTTTCGTAATCTTGTGATATATACAAATGCTCAGATGTATCCCTAAATGCATTTAATGTTGTTAATAATGCCATTAATTCTGCATTAATGTTATTAAAATCTTTTACTGGTTCATATCCACGTTTACCTAACTCCTTAGTTAAATAAGCTCTTAGATCTGCATCTGTAGCACGTAGGAAATATTTATCTTCACCAAATTCTGCATATGCTCCAATACCTAAGCCATTCTTACCTCTAGCAGAACCATCTACATCAATATATATAGGTGCTTCATATGTAGACTTATTATTAGTTGATGCTTTTAAATCTTCATTAATTTTATTTGGTGCAGTTTCGTCATCATAATCACGTAAACTATATGCTTTACGATTTAATTTTTGTCTTTGTTCCAATTGTTTATCTTTATTTCCTTGTTCTATACCTAATTCTCTAAGTTCAGCTGCATCATCTTCTGTATAGAAGTTTTCTGCTAAACCTACGCCTTTTTCTTTAACTAATTGTTTTTCTAATGGTACAGGTATAAAATTAACTAATTCGTCACCTATCATATCTTCTTTCATTATACTAACTTTCTCTTCTATAGTATATCTTTTAGTGGTAGGATTATTATTTATTAGTACAGATCTTTCATCACCTTTAATATTTTCAATACCATATTCATTAAAGAATAACCCTTTAGTACCATGACCATTAGAACCAAAACCTTTTTTACTTACAGATACATAATATAAAGCATTAGTTATTTTATCATAACCAGCATATTCGTATAATGTAGAATTAGTTTCTGATTGATATATAAGTATATATGGCTTGTATATATTTTCCCTATCAGCATTAATACCTAAATGAAGTTTAGCTAATTCTTTTCTACCAAGTTCTATTTTTACACCTAAATTTTCTGCATCTTGATTATGAAATGCAGTCATGATTGTATCATCCCACGTCATTTCTTGTGCAAAACCTTCAGTTGCCCACATGTTAGTAAATATCTCACGTTTGGCTTTTGTTAGCAATTCTAAATAACCCTCTTTAGAATTTAAAGTAGCTAATATTTTCTTCATATGCTCATTAAAATGTAGTGTTTTATTTTGATATTTAAATTCCCTACTCATACTCAATGGAATAGATGATGTATAAGAATACATTCTTTGTCTAAACCCTGAAGTATAGAATGAATATGCATATAAAGCTATACCTAATGATTGTAAGTATGGATGTGGACTAGCTAATAAATCTTTGTAACCATCTACTGATTCATCTCTTAACATATCATCTCTTCTTGACCAATATGGAGCTTTTATATAAGTATATGGAATACCTTCACCATCTTTATCTTTTATTATATCATCAGAGTAATCTATAATTAAATTTTCCATTAAAGGATTATCCTTAACTTGATCTGATAATTCATGTTTATTATTTTTTAAATTTGATATTTTATTATATATAGAACCTTGTCTTTCAAACATTAAGTTTACCAAGTTATCAAATTTCATACCCATACCATTGATTGGATCTGCTAAGAATTTACCTATGAAATGAGTCATAAGTTCTTCCATAAGAATATTAATAGTTGATAACCTATTGTAAGTACCACCAGAAGTACTATCTGCTAAATTATCTATCATGTTATTAAAACCAACAGTAGCATATATACTTTCATTCTTAAGAATATCATATATCTTAAACATGCTATTCTTAATTAAAGTTGGTAAGAATGTATCACCTTTTTTATATGTATATTCTGGATCAAAAGTTAATATTTTGTCAATATTTTCAAATCTTCCAGTTTGCATTACATTCTTAATCTGATTTAAGAAATGGATAATCTCTACTGGATTAGCACCATATTTACCAGTATCTACTCTAGAAGCTAATACAAAATTATTAAGTAACTTTGAATCATTTTTAATACCATCCCTTGCACCTAAATGATATAATATAGATAATTGTCTTATATAATATTCTTTACTTTGAGTAGATTGCATAGACTCTTTGGCATCTGCTTTTAATTGATCGACATTTAAAAGTTCAGGCAATGGTATCAAACTATCTTTTGCAAAAGTAGTATTAACCAATTCATCATTTGTCATTAAAGCTAAACCATCTGGACCTATAAGTTCATTATAAAAACCTAATGTATATGCAATAGGATCAGATTGATCAATTGTTGATATTCTATTTGCCCCTTTGCCAAAACTTTTATTAGTTTTGAAGAAAGAATCACTATAAGCCCTAATTATAGGCTGATTGATAAAATCAAAACTAATTTCCCCTAAACCAGATCTAATAAGAAAATTCAATATATCATGAGTAGATTCATTAACATTTAATGATGTAATGTAAGGTTTGTTAACACCATCTACGTGAGCATCTATAAGTGCAGACATCCACCATGTAATATACATTCTATCTTCATCCATGACTCTAGATAGATCTATTTTACCTTTTTCATTAAAGCCTAAATCTATATTAGATTTCATAACTACATTAGCCATTTGAGTTAATGAATGATGATTATTATTTAATGCATATGGAGCTATACCAAATGTAGAAGATGCAAATTTTAATTTCATTGCAGCTTGAAAAGATGGAGTAGTTGTAAATAATGCTGGTACATTAGACTTTTCATTAGGTTTGTATATATCATCATAAAAATCAGCTTTATTTTCAAGTTTATCATTCATAATACCTAATGGGGTAGTCATGTTGATAAAATGTTTTTCATCTGATAGTATTACTAATAACTTATCTAACAACTGATTCTGTACAGCTCTATTTGAATTTTGCTCTTCTATTGGTAATTTGATAAAGTCTTCAAATTCAGGTAGTTTATCAGATAATATTAAGTGTTCTTGTAAAGAAGCCATATCTGATAAATTCATCATTTTTCTAAGTTCTATTTCATAAGGTGTATTAGTTAATTTAGATTTAATTTCTTCTAACTTTATCTTTGCGTCTGTTAAATCATATTCCAATGATTTCTTGTATGATTCTTTATTAGTTTCTGCTATTTTATTTTCTAATGATATAACCTTCATTAATAAATTATACTCTTCATTTTCATATTCTTTTTTATTTTCCCTATATTCCTTTGCTATATCACTGAGTTCTTCTCTATTAGAATTAAAATATTTACTAACTATCGGTACTTTCTTACCATTATCATCTTCTACTAAAACATCTCTAAAAGATTCTAAAGAATATTTATATATTTCAAATAATTCTAATATCTTATTATCATACCTATCTCTTTGTTCTTCTTTTGTATTACCAGTTAAAAAAGCAGTTTTCTTTAATCTAACCTCACCATTATCACTAGTATAATGTTCATAATTATGCATAGCAACAAATAATTTATCTATATCAAAGTCAGAACCAGTTAAAGCTGTAAATTCCAGAGGTAACTGTATTATGTCTCCAACCTGAGCTGGTAATAAACCTACTACTTTAAGTCTTGCTAAAGAGTTTTGACCTTGTGTAGGAACACGATAACCAAATAATTCTGGATTAATATTAATAAGTTCTTGAGCTTCTACTAATGTAATTTCATGACCTCTAGGAAAGAATTTTTTAAATAATCTTATAGATACTTTACATTCCATAGCATCTACAGTATGTTCACCAACCTTTGATCTTATGAATTTTAAATCTCCATTATAATCAGCTTTGTTCATACCATAATTAGTCATCTGTACCAACTGGTTACCTGGAGTACTTAATTTAACAGTCATGTCATCAACTATACTCTTTATTCTAGAGTATATCCATTTCCTATCATTGAATGAATCTATTTCCAAATACTTCTCACCTTTATCATCTACTACTAAAGCATTTACAAAGTCAAAAGCTTTGTTAGCAGATTCAGCATCTCTACGTAACATATCTATAAACACTTTGTTAGATATCTTACCGTTTGATATACCGAATTTAGCATCTACATTATGTAAACCAAAGTTACTTAAAGTAGATCTAAGACTATGTAAATCATTTAATAATTGTTCACCTGTACCATGTTCACCATAATCTTCAGTTTTTGAAATATCAGCTGTAGCAACTTTAAAACCTGCTGTACCAAAATTTTGTTCAGTAGCATTATGTACCTCTACTACTTGTTGATGCTTAAGATTATCAAAATTCTGTTGCATTACAAATGATTGGCCTAAGTCATTTAAGGAACTTCTAGTTTGAGGATTAGAAAATAAATTCATACCATTCAAACCACCAGTTTTAACAGCAGAATCAAAGTTGTATACATGTATTTTTTCTAATGTCTTATCTGCATACTCCCCTTTTAATTCCATTCTATCTAACACCTTCTCTAAATGGGTACCTTTTACATGTTGTCTAAATAGAGTGAACATAGCCATCTTATTATATATAAGTAAATCTACATTATTAAAATTGTGGTTACCCATATATACAGTTTTAAGTGGATTAAATACTATATTACTAGCTTTAATAATATCTGCAGCACTTAAGTCTTTATCTGAATTTAATAGATTATAAGCTTCATCTTTACGTTTATCCCATATACCCATCCTATCAGTTACTTCTTTAAACATCTCTGGAGATATCAAAGCTGTACCATCTGTAGGATCAACGTTTTCATATTTTGATAACCTACTAGTTGCTAATTCTTTTGCTAATTTTTTAACCTCTTTTACCTTATTTTCATCTTTCTTTTCTTCCTCTGTTAACTTATTCAATAACATACTTTCATACAATTCTGTATGCTTTTCAATCATAGGTTCACGAAATATAGATTCAAATTTCTGTGTATTTAAAGTAGCTACATTATAAGTTGTACTCCTACCAGGATAATTAACCCTTAACCTAGTACCAGTAGCACCTACACCAGACCATCTTTTATATAATTCAGCAAATGTATCGTAATTAGATACGTCAGAAGGGTCATTACGTTTAAATTGAGCAGGATCACCGAGGAATAACTTTTCAGATTCAATTATACCCATTTGTGTATTAACCATTATTTTAGCTAATACTGATAACATACCAAAATTATCTGGTTGATCTATATCTTTATGATTTGCAATAATAGCATCACTAAGTAACTTAGTATGTAGGTTTACTTTACCAGTATCTGAATCAACAGTTCTCTGTATAATACCTTCATTAGTTACAAAATCTACTTCACCTTTTAGTCTATCATTAAGAAGTTCTTGTATTTTAGCTCTAACTTGTTCAGGAGTTTTTAATTTTTCAAAACCTTTGAAATGTATAAAATTATATGCATTACCTAATTTTAAGTTAAATTTACCACCAGCATAATGATAATTTCTAATTAAACCATTCTTTAATTCCCTAAGCTTTACTTCATCCCCTTTGTGTAATTTAACTTGTTCTTCATAATCTTTACGAACTTGTATTGCAGCATCTACTCTTTCTTTTTCATCTAAGTAATAATCATAAAACATGTTTATAACTTCATCAGTAAATACTACACTACCATCATCATTAGAACTATCTATTACATTACCATTATCTTCTATACCAACTAATTTAACTCCTTCCATCATAAAATAAGTGCGTCTGTTTGCCATAACAGGAAGTGGTAAAGCTGCATTATTTAATATAGCATAAGCTTTGAATAAATAATCTTCATATACATTTAAATGTAAGTAATCTCTACTAGATTTATCTCTTCTACCTTGTCTTTTAAAATTAGCCATGGTGAATAAACCAAACCTATCCCTTGCTTCTTTAGCTCTAGCAATCTCTTCTGGTGTATCATTTAAAGCTACAAATGATTTAAGAATTCTAGAATGACCATTACCTATAAGAGGTAATTTATCAGCAGCCCATTTCTCACTACGTTTTATCTTTCTAAGGAGATCTGTAGCATGATTAAGTTTAGCATACTTCCATATCATATTACCTTCTGGACCTACAGTCATATCAGATTCTTCATGAGAATTTACATTAGCATATGCTTCCCCTAAAGATCTTAGAGTCTCATTTTTAATGTAATTAGTTATCTTATCATCATTGTCTATAATAATTTCTGGTCCTAATAATTCATGTATATCATTAATAAACACATATAAATTATTCTGTAAATTTCTATTTCTGTTTATATTATAAGCAAAATGACGTAATACATCTACATTAATATCTACATGTATTTTACTGAGTGTTTTTGAAACTTTATTAAATAGACTAGTAAGATCTTTTTCTGATAATTCGGTAACACCATTGTTTGTTTTATCTTTATACCAATCCACTACATCTGTTTCATAATCTTCTGATAAAGTATCAAAGAAACCTTGATTAACAATCTTTTCCCTAACTGTTGATCCTTCTTTTTTAGTTGATTCTAATTGTACAATATTTCTATCATTCTGCATCACTTCATTCCACCTAAGAACTGTATTCCTAGCTAATTCAGCATGACCACTACTATCAAATGTCATATTAACATCACCTTCTCTAGTAGTTCTAAATTGTACAACAAGATGTTTATGTTTGTACATTTCAAAAGAACTTTGGAATTGAGTTCTGAATGATTCACTAGCATTATCAAGTATATCTGCAAGTTCTATGTATGGATAAAAATTATTTTCTTCTCCTAACGATCTTATCTTATTTACCATATCTACTACATCATCATACTGTATGATATCATTTAATAGTTTATACCATACCTTATTACCATCAGCAAATGGAATCATTGCTATAGTATTGCTTACTTCATCTGATTCATGTAATGTATCTATGACAAATTTAACACTAGCTAATGCGGTATCTTTTGAAGGTTTAAAGTAATCAGGTGTATTCCAATTTTCATTATCCCTTTTTTCATCTTCTGTTAAATCTGAATATCTAACTTCTTCATCCCATATACCATCTTGATGTTCATGAGACCTGCCATGAATTATTCCACTATTACCTAAAAATCTATCTATATATTTAACCCATACTGTAAACTTAGGATAAAAATCATTTTCATCTTTTTCACCTAACGCATCTTTAATAATAGATATAAGTTTAATACCATCATTTTTTTCTGAATCAGATATATCTGGTTTACTAATACGTTTTTCAAGTCTATTAATAGTCTTATTTAAATTATCAATTAAAGCCTGATATGTTATATTTCTAACATCATTAAGATTAGTTACATTATTAGAACTCATCAATTTCTTAGCTAAATATTTAGTAAATGTAGTTATATCTTTGTATGTAGATATAGTATCAAAGTTTTCACCTAGGATAGATCTTAGTCTAGGTTCTATCTTTTTATTCTCTGTTAATACTTTAGCAAAACGATATTTACCAGAGTAGATCTGATTAAACAATCTATCTATATCAGACTGTACTAATCTAGAACCAGCTCTATAAAACAAAGCTCTTATAAAGTTATATATATTCTCAAATATCCTTTTAATACCCTTAGGCTGTGGAGCTGTCTGCTTTGATATAACAAACTCTCTAAACTCTTCTGCTATTTTTTCTTCAACTTGATTATCAGTAAATGACTCTTTAGGCATACTATATAGTTGTCTAGCAGCTCTATATATAGCTTCACGTTCTTCTCTAGTATGATATGCTAAGTTAACCTTATGAAATGCTTCATGATATATACTACCTTTCTCAGCAGCTTCATATATGGTAAGACCAGCACTACTGAATATAGCCCAAGCTTCCTTACCACCAATTAACATCTTAGCTAAATCACGTTCTATTTTTATTTCATCAGGTGCTATATTTAAAGTCTTACGTATCCAACCTAATTCCTTCTCTAAGTCTTGTACATCATATATTTTAGTATTAGGTGGTCTTTCTCTAAGTTTAATGAAGTTATCGTCATCCATTATCTGACGTACACTCATATCATCATCATAAGATTCAGTAACAGCATCTTTGCTAATTTCCTCCTTAGTCCTTTCACGTTTACTTTTAGTAGCTTTCTTTTCTGGTTCTGTTTTTATCTCTTCTACTTTTTCTAATGTAGGAGTAACAGGCGCTTCTGTATAAGGAGTACCATCTATTTTAAAACCAAAATCTTGCTTAGCATTTTGATTAGTACCTAAATGCATGAATGGAGTACTAAATAGACTACCATTCTTTTCTTCTATATCTGTAGTTACTAAACCATTTTTTAATAAGAACTCTACGTACGATTCACCAGGATTCCTAACTATTTCACTATTAATAGCATATGAATATTTTTTATTAGGCAAATCAGTAGGGTATGCAACAAATCCTTTCTTACCAATTCTAAAGTTTTTACCTTGTAAAAAACCACCATTAAGTTTTAATGCTAATCCATGTTCCTTACCTGGAAATTCTAAGTGTACAGCATATGTCTTATTATTCTGTATCCAATCAGAAAATTTGCTTATATCATTCATATAAGCATCTGCATCAGCCCCTTTAGTTCTTGGAGAAGTTAGATTTACTCTATTATAAGTTACTTCTTTTAGAGTACCTTTAACACTAGTATTTACATTTTTAGGTATAGTTTTCCCATAGCATAGATATATACCATCTACAACACCATCTGCATTATAACCTCTCTGTAGGAATAGTCTTTTATTTTCAAGTGCATCTTTATGCTCTTTTGACATAGAATTACGAGCATTGACATACTTATATCTAACATGGTTTGGATCAGTCCATTCTTCACCATGTACTACTAATAACTCTAATAATTCACCAGCTGATATATTCCACGCAGCCGTTTCTTTTTGATCTTTAGCATGAGGATCTATTGGTACACTATATTGTCCTATCTTACCTCTTTTCTGAGGTGGTTTAATTTTACCACTATATTTACCATCGTTGTATTTACGATCATCAAGTAATTCAGTCTTTGCTAATGTGCTAAATGCATTAAATATAATAAAAGCATGATCCTCTGATATGAAGGATTTATTTAATTTAACAGCAAAAGGTTGGCCATTAAGAGTTTTATTCGTCTTAACAAATACAGAACCTGTTGATGAAAAATCAAATTGAATATTCTCTATAGATTCATTATCCCTATGTAATGTAGGATTCTCATATGTCTTTGCTTTAGCAGATTTAGTAGATGATTTAAGTATAAATAACTCTATATCCTTATAACTCTTGAAACCAAATGTTTTAAGTACATCACCTTTTCTAGCAGCAGGACTATTAGTTTTATCTATATTATTGGGATTACCTCTATTAGTACTTAATCCTGTAGTATATACTTTATCTCCTCTAAGTAAATGACCTACTAATGACTTACGCATTTCTGCATATATCTTTAAAGTAGGTTGATCTTTCAATCTAGCTGTAGTCTTAGATAAAGTATGTACAAATAAACCACCTTTAAATGTTTTACCATTAATAGATAGTTCTGCAGATATCGCTACTTCTCCAGCAAAATCTGCATATGTAAGTAATTTGGTTATGTCTTCTTCTTTGAGTTTTTTACCTTTGTTAATATGTTCATCTAAAGCATCTAACAAATAAGCAGGTATACGTTTTTCTTTTCTGGCTTTATCTAATCTAGCTTGAAAGAAAGCATTCTTAAGATCTAAGGAATATTTTGCAATACCTTTTGATAAGTATTGTTGATTATCTGGATTAGATAGAAACTCATCTAATGCTTTATTTCGTATATTAAGCTTATGAAGTTTGCCTTGATTCTCTGGAGTCTTTTCTTCATATTCTGTATAAGATAAAAACTCTATTAAACCTTTATTAACATCATTAGTTTTACGTCTATTCTGATCCTTCATAGTATCTCCTGGCCCAGGACCTTCTGGAGGAAGAACATCTTCTACATCAGTTATATCTTCTTCTGCAATACCCTCTTCAGGTTGTGCTTGTACTTCAGGTGCTTCTTTAACAACAGTAGCACCAGATACATGCACTAGGTCACCAACCTTATTATTATTTTCATCTACAGGCTGTATAGTAATAATATTATCTACATTTTCTGCACTAGGTTCTACTTCCTTACCTTCACTATCTTGTAAAGCATATACTACATCCGTAACAATACCCCTATCTTCCTTACCGTCAACACCTATATACTTTGCAAGATCACCTACATCTAAGTCATCTGTTTCTTCTATAGGAGGTTTAACTGGTTCTGTAGGTATGATAGGTTTAGCAGCTTGTTTCTTATTATATTTAACCATATTATCTTGTATGGTCCTAGCATCATCAAGCTGATCTTTGAAATAATTTACTGATTCATCATATGAGTTAGCCCTTTTTTGAGTATCAATAAAATTAAGAACTTCAGCAATAGGTATAATACCATTAGGTTCATCTTTAGTTAAATCACCATGTAATTTAGCATCTAAAGCTCTTTGTTTTTTTGTTAAGGTATTATCTTTGCCTAATTCTGTAATTACTTCATTTGCTAATTCAATCTTACCTTCTAATCTAGCTTTTTGTTTTTCATATTTAACCTTATCTTCCTTAGTAATATCAGGTTTAGCTAATTGTTTTTCTGTAGCTGCTAATCTTCTTGACAAGTCCCTTTTCTGATAAGCAACTGTAAATGATTGTCTGCCAACATCTGATAGTATTTCACCAGCAGGATTAGCTTTACTATACCCTTCTACTTCTATAGATTGTAATTTAGCCTGTTGTTCTGCTGATTTCTTATTAAGAAATTCTAACATAAAATTAGAATGAGCTAAAGAAGCAGATACAGAAACATTTTGTTTATCAGATAAACCTTTAACCTTACCTTCTGCTATTGCATCATCATACCGTTTCGATAAGTTCCCTATATCATCTTTTAACTCCTGTGCAATTTCATTCTTACCTTTAAAAAATTTCCTAGTATCAGGATCTATTTCATAATTTGTTAATACATTTTGGTCATCATTTGCTAAAGCATCTATCATATTAAGTAAATGCTCTGTATTATCCATCTGTTTTGATTTGATACCAGCAACAGCAAGGAACCCTTTCTTAGCAGCTTCCATACCTATCTCATCACCATCATCTTCTGCTGTAACATAATCAGCATGAAGTTTATTTATCAATGGAGATAACTCTGTTAATTGTTTAACCCTAGCTTTTCCTGAATTAGACATAGCTTTAGAGCTAATACCAGCCATTGTAGCTTGCATAACACCAGCACCTGCTGCACCCCAAAATGTATTAGTCCAAAGATCACCATTATCCCAATTCTTAGATACTTGATCTGCTAAAGAAGTTTTTTTATCTGGATCTGCTAAGTTTTTAATCATGTCAGAAGACTGCTGTTCATTAAGGAATTGGATAAATTCTTCAGCACTTTCACCAGCAGCATTTGCAGCTTGCTTATAAGCATTCTTAGCATACCATGCTGGAGTATCTAAACCTAAATGTTTAGCAACTTGTACGCTATTCTCTTCTGCACCTTTTGCTATTGATGTTACACCCTTATTCATAAACCTATTAAGTAACATATATGCAGGTACATCCTGTATTAACATTGCCCATTGTTTATTATAAGTATTAGATGCCCCAATAGCTGCTACTTTAGTAGCTTCTTGACTAATCTTATCTTCCCATTTATTCTTTATTCTATTAAGATCACCTTCACGCTGTTCTTTAGTATACTGCCCTGGTTGTGGACCTTTTTCTGGATCTACTGGGGTAAATATAGGTAATGAATTTATTTCTTTATCAATCTGACTAGCATATTTTTTATATAATGCATTTTTAGCATCTCCAAGGCCTTGATCATAAACTCCTCTAGCTTCCATCAAATTCTCCATATGTCTAGACATTATAGCCTGACCTAAGGAAGTTGTAAATAATTTGCTAAATTTACCTAATTCACCTAACTTTTCAGTAGCACCAACTAAACTAGCTATACCTTTGAGCGCAGACATGCCAGCCATTGATGGCATTACCAAACCAACAGTAGATGCAACAGATGGTAAGTTCTTCATCCACCATTCAAAACTACTAGGATTAAATTTAGATGCTTTTGGATCTGTATATATAGGAGTAGCTACTTCTGTCCAAGTTTGTGCCTTTTCACCAAACCTAGTGAAAGCATTACCAAACTCTTGTTCAGTACCTTCTATTAGATCGGCTATCATAGGTAAATCTAGCATATAACCAAAACCAGATATGCTACCACCAATAGCACTACCTACAACAGCCTGATTTAATGCTGATAAAAATTTACCACCTTTAGACTGCTCTCTAGCTAAAAGTTGAGCATTGTACTCAGGATCAAATTGAGGGTGATAATCATCACCTAAAATTCGATATACTGACTTAGGGACAAGTACATCTTCATTATATACTTTGCCTATAAGTTCACCTTTGTCCAATGCTCTCGCACTTTCTAATTTACTAGCATCTATTTTAAATTTTTTTGCACCTTCCTCTAATCCTGTTATTGGATCAACTGGTGCAGTACCTAAGGGAGTGCTATTTAATATTTCTCCTTGAGGACTGACATTAACATCATTGCTCATTACATTATTATTTATTTAATGTTTTTTATTGTGATACTAATCTTTGCAAATATTCACTTATAACATTAGGTAAATTATTTTTAGATACAGGTCCATATTTTGTAATTTCTACTACTTGATCACCTTTAGTTATTATTGGTATTAACCCAGTACCTGATCTTTTAAATGAAATATTATCTGTTTCTTTAGCATTAGAAATACCAAACTTACTTAATGGTATAGATCCTCCTCCAAATAAATCTACTGACTCTACTAGGTTCCTTATATCTCCTAAATGCATTAATGAAAATGCTGTTTCATTTTGACCTCTGGCATCTAATTCATTTGTAATATTTATTAGATCCTCTGTTCTTTGCATTGGTAATTCTACTTTAAATTTTTCACCAGTTGGTTTAGAATCTTTATTTAATAAATGAACAGTAACTAAAGCTCCTGTATTTGCTGTAGGTTCATCATCTATTCCAGTTATCATAAATCCACCTTCTTGCCGTAATATAGGAAATAGATTATTCTGTTTTTTCTGAGATAATTTTTCACCTTTCATATCATAAAATTGAGACTGGTGATCTTTCATATTATATATGAAATTACCAACATCTCTTCCTATCTTGCTTTCATATACTCTTTCTGAACCATCATTATTTACATAACTACCTCTGATAGCTCCTTGATTAAATTTGAACATACCATTTAATTCAGTATAAGTAGTTTGACTTGGTCTTAATTTATTAAAAGCATCTGTTTGTATTTGAGTTTTTATATGTTCTTGTTCCTTAATTTGATTTTCTATATTGTTACTAGCTTTTTTATAATCTAATAATATTTGTTCATTAGATTTATCACCTTCTCCTAAAGTATCATAATAGTTTATTAAAGAATTTTTTAAATCTGTATCTTTTTTAAAGTCATTAGAAAAAGCAATACTTTTAATATAATCTTTACGAGTTTGCATTTTACCTCCAAACTTTATAATAGCATCAGCTAGATTTTCAAATCTTGCCTTTAAATATGGTGTAACATTTTGTTCATCAGGATTTTTACTATCACTTAAATTAGATTGTATGTAACCAATAGCTTCTTCTGTAGACATACCATTTTTAGTTAACGCTAATACTGTTTTATTTAATGTTTCTGCGCTTATATCTTTTTGTAAATGTTCTATTTTTTGATTAACAGATATTCTCTCATCTCCTTGAGGAGTATTAGCTGCTTCTTCTTGAACTGCATGTATTTGACCAATATTGTTTTTAAGACGTGTGTCATTAGGGTTTTGTGCTAATTGTTCCTCTAATTTCTTTACCTCCTTAGTTACTTTTCTTTTACTTAATGGATCAGCCTCTTCTTCATCTATACCATAAGGAATATGAGTAGAAAAATTATTATTCATTCCATCAGATTTATTACCACTATTTTTATATTCTAAATCTTGTCTATAAGTACCTGGAGCAGATTTAACTCTATTCTGAGAATTAGCTCTAACATATTCTAATGATATTTCTTCCTTAGATCTGGTGTCTCCCTTAGATTCAGCTTCTGCTATTACATCCCTCATTGCAGGGCCATTTATTAAAGTCTTTAAATTAGCTTTGGTATAAGTTTCTATATCATTAGCATCTATACTTAATAAGTTAGATATGTAACCAGTCTCTTTACCATTAATTTTTTCCCTAAAAGAACCTTTATTAGTAACTTCTAAAGGTTTAAAGAAATCATCTAATTCTTTTTGAGGATCTTTATAAGTAGATGCATTACCAGTAAATACACCTTTGCGTGAATCATAACCTTCAAACTTTTGTTTTTTAAAGTCTGGCGTAGGTATGCCTTTTGATTCATTATCAGATAATTCTTTATTATAAGCTACATACCCTTGATGTGATTGTTGTATATGTTTAATATCTTCTGTATTTACTGCAGTACGTAATTTATTACTCATCTCCCTTTGTACAAAAGGGTCTGACAAATCTTTAGTTACAAACTCATCCCTAACAGCTCTCATATTAGCAATATATTCCTTTGCCCTACGTTCATCATCAGAAAATGGGATTGCCTCTATCTGTTCTGCAGCCCCTATAGCAGAGTCTACAGCCATAGATGCTTTATCATACCTATTCTGCTTTGCTTGCCCAGCCTGCATCATTTGTTCAAATGGAATTGGCACATAAGTATTTATAAATTGTGCCTGGGCTGCTTGATCATATTTATTACTAGCCATTTTGTTGTATATTTAGTGAATCAAAAATACCTTGCATATTCTTCATAAACGGCATAATAGATCCAAACATATCTTTATAAACTCCACCTAATTGAGAATCTCTTTGTTGTTGATTTTTCATCAATTCTTTATTCTGACTATACTGAGATAACTGAGATAAACCTGCACGAAATATATTCCTTTTATTAGCTATGTTCTGATTATTATAATCCATAGTATTCCAATTAGCTTGCTGTTCCCCAGCACCTAAACTATTAAGCATTTCTGCTTCTTGACCTTGATAACCTAAGTCTGCATTCTGTTTATTAGCATATATAGCAGATCTATTACGCATTGCATTGTTTTGTAATGCTGTAATATTACCCATTAATTCACCTCTGGAACCTGCAGAATTTCTAAGATTATACTGACCAGTTCTCTCTGAATTTAATACAGCATCTAACTGAGGTTGTACATTAGTTCTTCTATTACGCATTAAACTTGCTACTTCATTACGTCTAGGATTATAATAGTCTCTAGAATTTAATTGCTGTGATTTACCCATACCACCTATTAAATTAGATATAACTGGAGCTATAGACATTAAATTATTACCAAATCCTTGTGCATTAAAAGGTTGACCAACCCCTGGAGCACTACTTGTTTTACCAGCAGGTATATTCATATTCATAAAATTCCAAGGTGCACCACCAGTATTGTCTGCACCATATAAATAGTCTATGCCAACTAAAGGATTACCTTGTCTAGCCCTATAATCTTCTGGTGGTACAGTATCACCTTCACCTGCTTTCAATGGCCTCATATTATACCTAGGCCTTTTACTTGACTCTTGTTCTGCAAATAAAGCTGCAAGTTCTTTCTGTAACTTAGCAGACATTAAATTCTTTGTATTTCTATCTATTATACTAGCCATTGTCTTAATCTTTATCTAATCGAGCTAATTGTTTCTTTATCTTGTCTGCAGCTTCTTTATAAGTTAAACCTTGGAATCTACCTGACTTAACTTTAAGTTTACCGTATATTTGAGTACCAGGTTCAGCCGTAGTATCTACACCACCTTCAGCGTGTGTAGGAGCACTATCACTAACTTTAGCTAAAGAACCATCATTAGGATTCCTCATTACTTCACCTCGTTCTACTTCTAATGGTACACCTGACGGTGTAATACCACCATTAGGGAATGTAGGCATATAATTATTTATTATCCCTTCTTGACCTATACCTGCATCTGATATAGCTTGTTGATGCTGTTGAAACCTTGCTTGTTTAGCTTGCTCATTTTCTTGCTCTTGATTGCCAATAATACCACCAACCATAGATAATGCAGCACCACCTATTTGAGTCCATGGAGTAGGTATAGCAGAACCAACTGCACCAATACCTTGTAATGCACCACCTATACCATACTTTTTATTTACAAGTTTCATTATCTCAGGATTCTTCCTTAGAACACTATCTCTAAGATTAACAACTCTTTTACCATATACAGAGTTCTTTGACATATCTAGAGGTTCATTAGTAGTATCAACACCATACATCTTTCTTGCAGAACTGCCTGGACCACCCACTTTACCATAACCATTCCATGCCTGAATAACATCTGCATCAGATGTTTTACCCATACTCTTAGCAAGCTTATTCTTATCACCCATCATGTTCATAGTATAATCTAATGGGTTGCCTTGATATTTTGCAAGTTCATCAGGATTTTTAAATAGTATATTAAATGGATTGTCACTATATTCTGGATCAAATCTTGTTTCCTGCATATTAATGCCAAGAGCTGTCGTAGGATCTATACCATGCGATTTGGCAGATTTAACTACATTACTAACATAATCTCTACTAACCTTTGTATGAAATCGTGCTGTATCTGGTAATGGTTTACCTGTAACTGCATCCATTGTTCTATTATCTTGTATATCTATCATACCATAATTAGGATCATTTTTCCATGGCATTATGCCTTCTTCTACAGGGTGTGTAACATTATTAATAGCACGATCTTTAGGATATAACTGTTGATCTCCTACTTCACCACCATATGGATGTTTCCACTTCTTTGCATTACGTGCAAAGTTAGCCATTTGCCTAACATGTGGGTCATTAGAATGCAAAGCCTCTGCAGTAGTCTTACCTGTGCGTTTCTTGTAAGCTGTGAATTTACCCCTATTTGCTTTCTTGATATGAATACTCATTATTATATTTATTTATTATATTTTCACAAAAAAATACTAATCTTTCATAACTTAAATTACTTTTCATCATATTAACATGAGAACACACTAGTTGTATATTATCCATAGTATATCCTTTAGAACTATCAATTCTATCAATCGATATATTAATATCTTTTTTACCACCACCTTGTATAAAAGTCATTTCTATTTCAGAAATAGCACATAATCCTTTTTGTTTATAATACAGTAATAGTAAATTTTCTAAAGTTAAATCAAAAGACATACCTAAATATCTACCTCTTTTTGTATGTCCTAATATTCTCTGTCTACAATAATTTAAAAGGCTTCTTAAATGAAGTTCAAGATTAAATTCTTCCTTTAATTTCCAATATTTAGCTTTTCTTATACTTTGGCATTTCTTACAATCACTATCTTTACCATGTCTATGTGGTCTAGCAGAACAATTAAAAAACTCTTCTATAGGTTTATACTCTTTACAAGTACTACATTTTAAATTTCCACAATTGTCAAAAGTAGGTAACTTACCGACGTTTTTCTTCTTTATGTGTATGGCCATGATTAAGTTTGTGTAAGAATGATTTCCATTCTAGTTTAGCAAAGAAATTATATTTAAATAAAGCTAATTTAGCATTTGCTTTAAATATTCTATTATTCCTTTTCCTATAAGCATATATAATTTTATCTGTAGCAGCTTCATAATCTGTAGTAGAAGTTTTCATATTCTTAGGTAACCATAAAATAGCATCACTACCAATTATAACCCTATTACTATTAATAAAATCAGCAGATACTATATTAAAGCTTTCTGTATAAGATATTTGTACTCCTAAATCCATATGTTTAATCAGCTCTTGAAAATTTAAATTAGATAACCAATCATGTATTACTAATTCATGTTTGCTACCTTTAAATAATTGAATTAAATTAGTAAGTATAGGATCTATATCCTGATTTAGATTAGGTGTTATATGAAATCTTAATGTCTTACCCAACTGATTTGCTGCTTTAATAGAACATATAGCTTGGAATACTTGGTTCTTCAATAGCCTAGTAGCACCAAAACACCCTATATCTATATGATCACTATTCCTCTTTTCAGTACTAGGTTCTTTTGGAAGTGTAATAACATTTGGTAGATAAGTAAAATGATATCCCTCGGCTTCTGAAAGCACTTTAACAAACCCTTTGTTATTTAATGATATAGTTAAATTATGTTTATTTAACTCTTTATATTCATTGATAAGTTTAAGAGCATTAGTTTCTGTACTAAGAAATCCTATATCACTATGCAC